TTGACCAGAGTCTGGAAAGGTCCGATTTGAAATCGGAGCTTCGACCGGGGCATCCGCAACCTGCTGGTTGACGAAGGCCGACAGGGCGGCATTGTCCCGGATCTCGGTGACCCGCTGGACCGGGCCAGCCTGAGCGCGCTCATACCCGGCCACCCGGAACTTGCCGGAGGCCATAGGCTCGATTTTCCAGTCCAGTGAGGGGTTGGCCTTGGTGACCGTGTTCAGGCCCGATTTGGCCGCATCCTGCGTGTCGTAGCCGTCTCCTTTGCGCCCGGTCCAGATCGTGACGGGCTCAACCCCGGGGAGGGTTCCGGCCGTGGGGAGGGTAGGTTCCGCAGAAGGGGTGGTCGGGTTATCGAAAACGGATGGCAGGGTTTGCGCCAGATCCACCCGTGTCAGGATGGCGTCAGCGTTGGCGGCCTTGTTGGTCTGGTCGACCGTGGCCTGAGCGGTGTAGATCGCCTCGTCGATGGACTCGATGCCCGGGTCGGTGACGGCGGTCGCGGTCTCCTCGGGGGTGAAGGCGGTGGCGCGGAGCTGCTCGAGGCGGGAGCGCTCGAAGTCGAGGGCTTTAGGGTTCTGGCCGGGCAGGGCGGTGGCGTCAGGCCGGATCTGGCCTGTGACTGAGCCGGTACGGATCAGCTCGGACGCATCGGTATTGACGCCGGCCTGCGTGAAGTTGGCTGAATCAATGACGTCGCTCAAGCCTCTCGCTGCGGCAGACTCTCTGGAGCCCGGGGTAGCCAGCATGGCCGCGCTCTGCGGCATGCTCATGGTTCCGCCGCTCAGGGCTCCGATTAGCGCGGACTTGCCAACATCCTTGGTCAGCTCGATGTCCTTGCCGGCGACGTACTTGTCCAGAGCGTTGCCGCCAAACTGGGCGGCCGTCTCCTCGATAGCGTTGGTGACCGAGTTGACGGTGATCGAGGCCCCGGCGCCCAGCAGCTTCTGGCCGGCGACCGCCAGCACGGCCTTCTGGCTCGGCAGCGTGAGCCCGGCGATGGCCTTGCCGATCTTGTCGAAGGCGGCCAGCGGGAGCATCTCGGTGACGATCTCGACACCACCCTTTGCCAGCGCAACACGGGAGTCGTCGCCCTCAACGTAGCTTGATCCGGCAGCCTGCGCGCCCATAGCCGGGAGAAGCATCGACCGCAGCGGGGCGGCGTACATGGCGATCATGCTCTGCGCCATCTGAGGCACGTTGGCGGCAAGGTTGGTGGTCAGCCACAGCCCGAAGTTGTCAGACTTCCACGCCTCATCCAGCCCCATGTTGGCGACCTTCGGCATGTACTCGGACGCCATCTTCGTGAGCGACTCCGTCCCCGGCATGGTCGAGACCTTGGGCAGCGGGGCCATCCCAATCATCCCGAGCAGCGGGTCGACCACCGTCTTGTTGAAGGCGTCGGCTGCAACCGCTGGCGCATTGATCGTGCCGGCCAGCGTGCTCGCAACTCCGGACGTCAAGGCCGCAAGGTTTGGACTGTTCTGTGCAGCCTTCTCACGCAGGTATCCGTCAAATCCGACCTCGGTGTCGGTCTTGGCTTTCTCGCGCGCATCCGACAGCCCGGCCGCCGTCAGGCTCTCCTGCGCCACATCCTGACGGGTCACCCCGTCGTAGGCCTCCAGCATGTTGGGCTCGGCGTTCGGGAAGGATGCCTTGGGCGGGAGCGAAAGGGTTCCGGTCTTGCGCGGGCGCGGGGCGACGGGCTCACTCTTCAGCAGCTCACGGGCCTCGAGCCTACCCTCTGGTGTGACCTTGGCGTTCTCGACCTCGGCGCGAGCCAGCAGAACCTTGGCGGCTCGGCCGTAGACGGTCTTGTCGTTCTCGGCGGTGGCGCGCAGGTAGTTGAGCTGGTCCTCGACCGGGATCGCGGCCATCTGCTCGCGAACCTTCTCGATGTACTCGGGGCGCAGCATCAGGTCTTCGCTGGCTGGGGCAGGAGCCCCCTCGAGAACCGACTTCTTCTCCTTTGGGGTCACCAGACCGATCAGGTCGCTGGCGCCCTTCTTGAGCTGGTCGAATGAGAAATTGCTTGGCGCAGGCGCGTCAACACGGCGCGGGTCCATCTCGGCGTCTTGGCGGATGTTGGCGCGCTCGATGTCAAGCTTCCCTGTGAACTCGACAAAGCCTCGGCTTTTCTCGTCTTCGTCATCAAGCCTGCCGTCGAATTCAATGTACGCCATTGCCGTCCTTACTGCTGGATGTACCGCTTGCCGTTGACCTCGTAGACGGTCTTGCCGCCAGAAGTCCCCACCTTCACGGCGCCGGGCGGCAGCGCTTTGATGGTCGACCCAGTGGTAGATTGTCCATCTTTCTGGGCGACAGTAGAAGCTGGTTTTTCGGCCGGTGCGTCGGCGCTCCCGGCATCCCCGCTTAGCAGCTTCCTGTAGGTTGCGCGGTCATCGATGGCGCGCTGCTTTTGCTCTCGCAGGTTGGTCAGGTCAATAAAGTCCTGAGACCCCTCTTTGATCTTGCCGGGCTTCTTGGTGATTTCGGAGATGGCTTTGTCGATGCTGTTCAACTCTCGGGTGGTGTCAGACAGCAGGGCGGTGTAGCGCTTGCGCTCCTCTTCACTGGTGCGGTCGCGGGCGTTGCTGCCGCCTCCACCAGACCCAGCCTTCTCGGCGCGAGTGAGGGCGGCTGCGGCAATGGTGGAGGCGGCATCGGCGCGTTGCTGGGCGATTTTTCCGTCGACCTCAGTTTTCACATCCTTTGCCTCTTGCCTGCGCCTCTCGCGGTCGTCCTTGGCCTGAGCCGCCTCAGCGGCCTGAGCGATCTTGACGTCACTCTGGGCGGACTCGATGGTCTTGCTCTTGCCGCCCATCTTGCGAATCTCGTCCAGCACGTCCTGCCTTTGCGTGCTGTACTTGTCGGTGTACTCAGGGTCTTTCCCGCCGCCGCGCTGCTCGTCGTAGGCCGCGCGGATACGCTCGTCCGACCACTTCTCCATCTCCGGGTAGCCTTGCTCGTCGGCCCGGAATGCGTTCTTGAACTTCTCGAAGTTGCGGTCCTCTCCGACCTTCTTGGCGCTCTTCTCGGCCTCGACGACGATCAGGCCCTCCCTTTTGGCCGATGCCTCCTCCTTGGCTTCCTTGGCGTCCATCAGGGCAAGCTGGCGCTTCTCGGCGGCCTCTTCCCGTAAAGCGAGAAGGCGCTCGGCCTCCTGATCCTTGGCGTCCTGCGCCATGTAGCCGCCAACGGTCGTGCCCGCCTGCGAAAGCGCGCGACCCAGACCCTCCCAGATCAACCCGTTGCTCATGCTTGCTCTCCCATGCGGTCGAACTCTGCCGGGTCGACCTTGTCCATCGCCCCCTGCAGTTCGGTGGTGTTGGCGCCCTGCTCCCCGAGGTAGCGCAGGATCATCTGCTTGAGGGCCTGCGCGATCACGGATGGCTTCACGTCGATACCGGCCGCTTCCGCAATGGTTGCGACTTCCTCGAGAATCCGGGAGGCCAGCAGCACCAACAGATCGCCGGGCACCTGACCTTGGGTCTTCTCGTCGGCAATCGAGGTCATCTCGTAGGCCGCGTTCGCCAGCGCCTCGACCGGGTCTTTCGACATCTTCAAGGCCTTGGCGACATCGATGGCGGCCTTCTTCTCGTAGAGGGCCTTCATCGCGAATTCCATCGCGGCCTTGAAGGCCGGATTGTTCTCGTCGTCCTGTCCGTCGTCAGGGGCCTCCCCTGCTGGCATCTGGGCAACCTTTGGCTTCACCGGCATCGTGGGTCCGTTCGGGGTCATGTCAGTCCTCAGTAGGTTTTCCAGCCGGCGTTGTAGCCGACGTTGGAGTTGTAGCGCTTGCGGTCATCTTCGGCAAGCTGCTCTTGGTGCTTCTGCTGCTGGCTGGCCCCGTAGGAGCTGATCAGCCCGCCGGCCAGCTGAGAGCCCGCCTGAATCAGTGCTGGACCACCGTACTTGCTCGCCATGATCTGGGCAAAAAGGCTTTGCGAGCCAGCCCCGGCCGCGCCAGCCGCGCCACCCACGGAAGACCCGACGGTCCCAAGCGCCGAGGCAGGGGCGGTCAGCCCCGTGCCCATGCCAGCGCCGAACGGGGTCGCAGCAGACGACGCCGCTCCGGCGCTCGCGAGACCGCTGCCGGTCCATGGGGTGGCGGCCAAGGCCGTGTCCCCAAGTGCACCTCCGACCGCGCTGGCTCCGCCGCTGGAAAAGAGCGCCGCGCCTCCAGTGGTGGCTGCGGTGGTCGCGGTGGTAAGTCCCGCAGCGGCAGACCCGGCCGCGCTGGCGCCGCTCAGGCCGCCAGCCAGAGAGCTTCCAGCCGCAGCGAACTCGCCGCCGAGCAGGGACGACCACGCCCCAGAGATCCCGGATGCCGCGCTACTCAATCCAGCGCCGGCCCCTGATATTGCCCCCGAGATGCCGCCTGCGGCCCCTCCCATCGCGCCCATGATGGCGCCCCCGGTGAAGTAGACCGCCGCAGCAAAAGCGATGGCCTTGAAAATGGGAGACTTCACGATCTTCTTCGCGACCTTCGCGATTCCGGAAACGACCTTCTTCAAGCCCCTCCCGATGCTTTTTACGACCTTGCTCATGTCGGCTCCCTCACATACGTTAAATTGATCGACTCGCGCGAAAAGCCGAGACGCTTGAATGCCTTCACCAACCTCTGGTCCACCCCGGGCTCCAGCTCGATCACTGCGATCTTGATCCCGGATCTGCTCTTCACCCAGCGCGCGAACTCACGCATCAACGGCAGCCCGGCCCCGGGAACTGTCGAGTAGTACAGCAGCACCGAGCACTGCAGCTTGGTGAACCAGAAGCTCTGCTGTGCACATGCCGCCAGAGCGGCAACGATCTTGCCGTCCACCTCGGTGACCCACAGGAAGTGGGCCGGGTTCAACAGGGTCTGTCCTGTCTCCATCATGGCCGCCCGGTCGATCTGGACCGGAAGCGGGTCATTGGAGACCGATGTCACTGCGATCTCAATGACCGCATCCAGATCTTCGCGCTTGGCTTTGCGGTGGATCATTGTGCTCAGTCACTACCGCCACCACCACTGCCGCCAGTGTCGCCCGGGCTCAATGCCGCGCCGCCGTTGTCAGGCGGAACCCCATACTTCGGGTCGCCGGGCAGCCGCCCCCACGGGTCCATCTGGATCAAACCCGTCGCGGCTGGCGCCGCTCCAGCTGGCGCTGTTCCGATCAAGCCCGTCGCCGGTTGCTGAGCCTTGTATCCGCTGATGTATTTGGCCTGCTCGCTGTCCGGGTTGTTCTTGGCGTATTCGGCCACGGCGTTGTCGAAGGTGGCTTTGAACTGCGCCTCGGTCACCGCGCCAGTGCGGAGCTGCTCGGTCCACCAGTCCATGCCGGCTTGGTCCACATTGTTCACCCCGGTGCCGATGCCGCTTCTTCCGATGCTGGCATAGGCCTGCTCGACCATGCCTTTGTGACGAACCTCTGGATCAGGCGAGCCCAAGGGGTCGGGCGAAATCACGCCCGGCGTGGCGCCCGGCGCCGCGAACCCCGGCAGGGTCAGGTTGTAGAAGGTCGCACCCCATGCCATGTTGGCGTTCGCGGCGCCGATGGCGTTGGTGGTTGCCGCCGCCTTGGCCTCCGGAGTGAGGTTCGGGTCCGCCTGAATCGCATTCAACGCATTCAGCGTGCTTATCGAAATGTTTGCCGCGTAGGTCTTGGCAACGCTTGCGCTGTTCAAGGAGTCTTGCAGCTTCATCAGGTCGGTTTGTTGAGTCCGATCAAGACTGGCCTGCAGTTTGTTGAACTCCTGCGCGTTGTCTTGCAGCGTCTTCTGTGCGCCAATCTGCAGGTTGGCGATGCTGGTTTGCTGGGTTCTGTCCAGATCAGACTGGGCCGCGTTGAAGACTTGCTGGGCGTCCTGCAGTTTTTTCTGCGCCTCGATGCCTTTGTCGGTCAGGGCAGTCTGCTGCGCGCGATCCAGTTCCGCCTGAGCGCTTTGGAAGGTCTGCTGGGCCGTCTGCAAGCTCTTTTGGGCTTCGATCTGAGCCGTCTGAAGTGCGCTTTGCTGCGAGCGATCAAGCACGTTCTCGCCCTTCGTGAACTCTTGCCGGGCCATCTCCAAGGCCTTGTTCGCGTCGATGCTTTTATCCGCCAGCAAGATCTGCTGCGCGCGATCCTTCTCGGCTTGGCTCGCCCCAAAGGTCTGGGCGGCCTCCTGAAGAGCGGTTTGCTGAGTCCTGTCCAGAGCACTCTCTCCGGTCTGGAATTCCTGCTGCGCTTTTTGCAGTGCTTTGTTGGCGTCAATAGATTTGTCGGCCAACATGATCTGCTGGGCACGGTCAAGCACCGACTGGCTTGCGCCGAACTCCTGAGCGGCAGTTTGCAGGGCGGTCTGCTGAGTTCTGTCGAGGGCGCTCTCTCCGCTTTGGAATTGCTGTTGCGCAAGCTGGAGGGCCTTGTTCGCGTCAATCGATTTATCGGCCAGCGTAATCTGTTGGGCGCGGTTCAACACCTCCTCGCTCGCACCAAACTCCTGTGCCGCCTTCTGAAGCGCGGTTTGTTGCTCGCGGCTCAACAGGTTCTCACCCTTGTCGAATTCCTGTTGGGCCTGTTGCAGGGCTTTGTTTGCGTCGATCGACTTGTCGGCAATGGTGATCTGCTGGGCGCGCTCTAGGACGGACTCCGATGCGCCAAACTCCTGAGCAGCTTTTTGAAGCGCTGTCTGCTGCTCTCGCGTGAGTTGGTTCTCACCGCTGTCGAATTCCTGCTGGGCTTTCTGCAAAGCCTTATTGGCATCAATACTCTTGTCCGCCAGCATGAGTTGCTGGGCGCGTTCAAGAACCGACTCGGATGCGCCAAACTTCTGAGCCGCCGTCTGCAGATCCGTCTGCTGCTGGCGATCAAGCCCGCTCTCGCCACGCTGAAATTCCTGCTGCGCAAGCTGCAACGCCTTGTTCGCATCAATCGTCTTGTCCGCCAGCATGAGTTGCTGGGCGCGTTCAAGAACCGACTCGGATGCGCCAAACTTCTGAGCGGAGGCTTGTAGGTCGGTCTGCTGCTGGCGGGTCAGTGCGTTTTCGCCGGACTGGAATTCGCGGTCGAGAAGCCCTTGGCCGGCGGTGAAGTTCTGGGCGGACGTTTGCAGATCTGTTTGCTGAGTGCGGTCCAGAGCAGCGTTGCGGCTCGCCTCCGCCAGCTGGGTGGCCTGACGGGCATCCATCCCGGACTCCTGCAACTTCTGAACAAGAAGCTGCTGGGTGCGGTCCATGTCGGCCTGAGAGCCCTGAAACGTAAACTGCTTGTCCTGAAGGACGGCCTGCTGGTTGCGATCCAGCCCGGACTGCAGCGCCTGAAAGGTCTGCTGAGAAGTCTGGAGCGTGGTCTGCTGGGCTCTGTCAAGCTCAGCCTGAGCCTGCTGGAAGTTCTGGGTGGCGATCTGCAGCGCCTTCTGGGCTTCGATGCTCTTGTCGGCCAACACCACTTGCTGGGCTCGGTCCAGATCGGCCTGAGCCCGCTGGAAGTTCTGGGTCGCAACCAGAATCTTCTCCTGTTGGGCGCGGTCCAGCGTGTTCTGGCCGGCTTGGAAGGTCTGCGCGTCCGTTTGCAGGTAGCGCTGGTTCACGCGAGTCAACTCACCCTGTGCGCCATCGAAGTTTTGCTGAGCCACTTGCAAGGCCTTCTGGGCCTCGATGCTTTTGTCGGCCAGCGCGGTCTGCTGGGCGCGGTCGAGCTGCGACTGGGCCGCCTTGAAGTTGTTCTCAGCCGTGCTTTGGCCGGCCGTGAACGACTGTTGATCTTTCTGCAGCCCGAACTGCGAGGCAATGCCTAGACCCTGCCCCACCAGCTTGTTGGTCTCGCCGGCATTGAACTGGCCCGCCTCGTTGGTGGCGCCCATGTTTGCAATCGTGCGCTGGTTGTAGAGGTCCGCATCGGCCTTGCCGATCTCGGTGGCCTTGTCCAGCATCGCGGCGGTTCCGGCGCCGGCCGCAATCGTGGAGTTGACCAGACCCCTTCCTGCGGCGCCCATCGAAGCCTGCGCGCGAGCGCGCTGCATCAGAGGGTCGTCATCCCTCATCATCTGGGTGACCTGACCCTTGACCGTCTCCTTGCTCGGGTCGATCTCTTTGGTCTGGGCGGTGTAGGTCTCCCGCCTCAAGTCAGCGGTCGGGTTGTACTGCGACAGCGTTCCGAGTAGTCCAGTTGCCATGTTGGCTCCAGTAAATTTTCTTGGGTCAGCGCAGTTCTTTGCGCGCCAACACGCTCACCGCGACTGCCAGCTTGGCAATGTACGTCTTGGCTGATGCGAGGTTGGTCACATCGGCGTCCACCTTGGCGGAAATCTCGGCCGGGGTGCGGGTCACAAGATATGAGATCACGCTGTCGGCCTTGGCTGCCTGCCGGTCTGCGGAGTCGGCGGCGGCCTGTGCTGCGGCGGCTTGCTGGGCGGCGTAGGCGTTCATTTCATCCTGAGTAGCGGCTCGGATGGCCCACTGCTGGGTCCAGACACCGCCAACGTCAACTGGGTCAACCTCGTCCACGACCTGTGTCGCGGGGTTGAAGGCGGGTTTTGCTGTTGCGGTCACGGTCACGATACCGAACTCACCAAGCTGGGCCACGTTCGGAGCCGTCGGGAACGACGTATCCGGCCAGTCAGCCCGAAGGTCTGCGAAGGTGTAGGGGTACTGCATGAGCACCCCGGCAATGACTTTTGCGTACATCAGAAAGCCTCCAGATTGAAAAGACCTCCGGCCGCCGGAAGCGTGCCGATGGCTATGGTGAAGCAGCGCCATGTGGCGTCGGAGCCAGCCGAGAAAGCGCCGGGGTCTTCGCTTGTTGCCGTGCTGCTTTTAGAGCCAACACCCGCACTCAAGGAGCCGGATGCTGATATGCCTTGCGATGTGTAGCCGGATGGTGTGCCGGAAAGGGAGCCCGCGTTGAATCCGGCAGCAGCAAGCCACAAAACACCATCTCCTGCACTTAAGGTTGATGGCGCCAGTGATGGAGGGTTTGGGCTCGCTGAGCTTCCTGTGGCGATGCCAGAGTCAATATTGGAGGCGACCCCAAGGCTGGCGACAGAGACGCCTCTGATCAACAGCGTCAACGATTCAGAAGGCGTGGCCCCCGAGGTAGACACGTCAACAGACGTGCCCTCAGAGCCCGTCGCCAGCTTGCAAATTACCTCACAAGGAGACACGCTGCCGTCAAGCTTTGCGTACCCGGTGAATGTGGACAGCGTTGATGTCGCCGCAAATACAATCAAAATCACGTCATTTGCGGCAACCCCAGCAGGGATGTTAATGGTATGCGAGGTGCTACTCGCAGTAGACGTTGTTGTGGCGGCGTGTACGGTCGGCGACGCCATTACACTGCCCCCACCTTGCCAAGGCTTTGCGTGATGTTGGTTCCGTCAAAGAACATCGTGATGATGGTTTCCCCGGCGATGGCCGCATTGATGGCCGGGGCTGAAGTCGAGCCAATCCAGCGGGTCGAAGTCAATCCGCTCCAAGTCACCGTTCTTCCGCCCGATCCGTCCTGAATCAAGCGAAGCTGGTAGCTACCAACCGTTGCGCCGGTCGTGCTGATCGTCAGGGTGGTGTTGTTGGTCAGTGTGGACTTCTGCTTCTGCCCGTTCGCCAGCGTGATGGTGTCCGATGCGCCGGAGTTGCCATTGTCGTACTCGGCGGTGAACCCGATGGTCTTGACGCCCGTGATGTCGTTGTTGCCAAGCGCCTGATCACCCGTAAACGTGTTCGCGCCCAACACCGCAGCGGTGCCAACGACGCCGGCAGGGGGCAGCCCTGTGCAGTTCGTCAGAGTGCCCGCAGACGGCGTGCCAATGTTCGGCGTTGTCAGCACCGGGCTCGTTGCCCTGACAGGTGCGCCAGAGCCGGTTGCGGTCGTCCAGACGGGTAGTGCGGAAGCCCCGCCACCAACAAGCACCTCAGTCGTGGCTCCTGCGGCAAGGCTCTGCTGCGCGCCCGTGGCGGTGGTGCCGGTTGCCACCAGAGCGTAGGCCGTGGTGCCGGTGGCTCTGCCGGTGCCGCCACCAGCCACCGGCAAACCCGTGCAATTCGTCAGCGTGCCGCTTGAAGGCGTTCCCAGCGCTCCGCCCGGAGCTACATAGTCGGTCCCGGCAGAAGCTGCGGTAAACGCGCTCGTCCCGTTGCCCTTGAGAACGCCAGTCAGCGTGATCGCCCCTGTCCCGCCGTTGCCAACGGGAAGTGTCCCGCTCACATGCTGGGTTCCAGACAGGCTGACTTTGCCCCACGCAGGGGTGACGCCAACACCGCCGGAGATCAGGACATTGCCGGTCGCTACGGCGGCAAGCTTTGCCAAGGCTGCGGCCCCACTCGCGTACAGGATGTCGCCGATGGTGTAGCTGATGTTTCCGGTCCCGCCGTTGGCTGCAGGCAGGGCGGTCCCGGAGAAGTCAACTGCCAGAGTTCCAGCCGCAGTCACCGGAGACCCGGCCACGCTCAGGAAGGCGGGGACAGACATCGCGACACTGGTCACAGACCCAGTTCCGGCTCCAGTGGTGTCCCACGATGCAGTCGATCCGTCGGTCTTCAGGAATTTCCCATTGTTCCCAGTCTGGTCCGGTAGCGTAGCAGCGAACGCTTGCTGGATCACAAACTCGGTCGTTGCAAGCTGGGTGGTGTTGGTCCCGGGGGCAGCGGTCGGGGCCGCAGGGACGCCGGTAAAGGTTGGGCTGGCAATCGGCGCCTTCAGGTCCAAGGCGGCCTGAGCCAGTGTGCTGATCGGCTTGCTTGCGTCACTGGTGTTGTCCACGTTTCCAAGACCGACATCCGCCTTGACGATGCCCGTGGGCGAGTTGACCACCGGGGCGGTCAGGGTCTTGTTGGTCAGGGTGACCGCCGCAGATCGCTCTGCGAACACATGCGCGGTCGTGGCGAGCTGGGTCGTGTTGGTGCCCGGCGCGGCCGTCGGCCCAGCAGGGGTTCCGGTAAAGGTCGGGCTCGCGAGCGGGGCCTTCAGGTTGACCGCCGTCTCGACCGCATCGAATCCATCCTCGACAAGCCCGAACTTGGTCTCCAAGTCGCCGGCACGGGCCTTGGCGAGCGGAACCAGAGTGGTCGTGTTGGTGTAGTAAGGGTTCGCCATCAGCGCTCCATTCGTCTGGGTGAGTAATGCACCATCGCCCCTTGCAGGACATGCCCGGCATCGAGTGCGGTGTTCGAGTAAAAGATCAGGGCCACATTGACCCCGGTGCCCTCAATCGACAGATTGGGCTGGTTCACACTGGCCTGACCGTCGTAGGCGAATGCGTCCCACGCCGAGATGTCCCAAGCCCCGCCAAGCCCGTTCGCTACCAGACTCTGGGTGCGGTGCGAGTCTGTGTCGCTGGACCCGTAGGAGAACTCCGGCTGGAATGACAGCTCCGAGTAGCCCAAGTTGCTGATGTCCAGCACGCAGCGCCGGTAGCGCTTCCTGAGCCGTGGCGATCTGCTGTGGCTGAAGAACACCTTGCAGAAGGCCTCGATGGCGGCCCCGTCGAAGCTTGTGCCCCGGTTCAACTCGTAGACGTACCCGTTGGAGGCGCCCACGAAAATGCGCTCAATCCCGCTGGAGTCCTCACCCGAAACAGAGCAGGTTGGGTTGAACGGGTACTTGATCGTGGTGAACCCGTTGGGCTTGCCTTGTGAGATGCCCATCACCAGACCAGACCCATCGCTTCCGAGGATGACGTAGTGACCCTTGGTTCTGTTCGCGTAGGCCGTGATCGCGAGCGGGAGAAGCTGCGTGACCGATGTTTGCACCAGTCGAGAAAGCACGGCATCAAGGAAGTTCCCGTATGCGTTTGTGGATGTCAAAGAGATCACCCCACGGTCGTCGAGCATGTAGGTGTCCGACATCGCCACCGTGGTCGCATCCTTTGCCCCGGTATCAGACCTGATGACCTGAAGGCTCCACGTCGACGGATCAGCCCCGGTCAAGGCGTAGGTGGAGTTCTTGCACATCACACCCACCGCCTCGCCAGTCATAGCGACCAGACCAGTGATGGTGTCCCCAACCCCGATCTCGGCGGCGCCCTCGGCGGCGACGTATCGCAAGGGCTCCCCAACCGACGAGTTCATCAGCGACGATCCTTGGGCAAGGTAGAGGTAGGCCCGGTTGCCGACCACATAGGACGGGGTGTCAGTCGCTGCCCCGGTGTTGATAGGGATGAGTGTGGTCCCGTCGAACTCGAAGGCCCGGTTCAGCCCGTTGCATCCGTACATCCTGATCGACGACTGCTGCCCGTAGAAGTTGAAGTTGCAGAACCTGTAGCGGCCGCCGGCCGACAGCGTGATCTGCGATGCCGCCCCGGACAATGTCAGAGACCCGCCTCCAGTCGATGTTGCAGCACCCGCCGCGAACGCCCCTCCGGCAACCCCGGTAATGATCAGGCGCCCAGTATTGGTCCCGCTGACCAAGCTCCCGGTCTCCACGACGACCTTGGCAACGGTTGCGGTCACCCCTCCCTGTGTCAGGGTGTCGCCATCCGTGACGCTGGTGTTTGCGTTGGAGAACGAGATCTCCTTCGGCAGGGTCACCTCAGACCATCCACCGGACGTGCTCTTGTGCATCACGCAGGCTGTCGCGAGAGCGTTGTCGCGGAAGGCGTAGACGACACCAGCGTAGAGCCACACGCCACGGATCGATCCAGAGCCGGGGACGGCGGCGATGTCGGATCGGTAGACCCCCTGTGCCGCTAGGTTGTGCTCCGCATCCTCCTTCACGCTCGGTGCAGACAGCGCGGTATCGGACGATGTCGTCCCAACAGGAACGGCGGACACCGTCATGCTGGTAGACGCGGGGATGGTTCCGGTTACCGAGGTGACCAAGATCCCTCCAGTAACCAGCCCGACGAATCGACAGGTCGCCGCCCCGATCACGATGGTCGCCCCGGAGGCCGGGGTCGAGAGCATCGTGCAAGCCAACAGGGTGTAGCTGGCATCGCTCGGTCGCGGGCGGCCGTCGAAGCGCTCCGCGCCTCCGGCCAGACGGTAGCCTCCGTTGATGTCGGGCTCGTAGTTCTGCGCGAAGAAGAGCTGGCCTGCGGGGACCGCGATGGCCGGGGTCACCTCGTTGATGCCGCCGGCAAAAGCGAAGTAGTCCAGCTCGACCTTGACCGGGTTCATGCAAGCGGCCCCGACAGCGTCACACCCGGAAGCTGGTGATCACGAAGCTGGCCCATCCAGCGCTTGTAGTTCTGCTCGGCGTCCGAGTAGATCTCGGCGGCAGACTCGTAGCGCGCGTACAGCATGAGCGCCCGATAGACGATGGCTTCATGGAACTGCTCGGGCATCTCCGGGATGTCCGCGTCAACGCTCAAGGACTGAGGGGTCTTCCAGTATTCGCCGCGAACAGTGAACACCGCGTTCGGGGTGTGCCCAAGCCCAAGCGACTGGTCAGGCATCGCTGTCACGGAGACCGGTCTGCCAACCGTTTGTGGGCCGACGATATACATGAAGCGGAAAGACCGGTAGCTCGTCTCATCGAGCAGGGTCTCGTCGTTCTGTGAGCCAGAACTCAACCCGATAGAGTCCAGATTCCACCGACCGAACCGCGTTGTTATCCCGGCCTGAACCGGTGTGTAGCTGCGCTGATTCGCGACGGTGACGAAGCTGAAGTCATCCCGCATCCAGTCCCAGTACGGGCTGTCCATCTGAATGTCGAGCCACGCAGAGTTGACCCAGTCGACGACTCTCCTCATCTCGCCGGTCTGCGACACGACCGTGCTGGGGCCAGTGCCGGAAATCCCGGCCTCCTGACGCAAGCGCTGCGAGAGCTGCAGATAGGTCGACATTCAGATCAGGCCGAGGCCAGCACCTTGCGAAGCCAGTCTCGACCCTTGGGGTTCGGGTCGTTCTGGATCGAGAACGGGTAGCGCAGGGCGGTGTGGCGGGTGATCCGGTTGACCGGGTTGCCATTGCTCATGTCAACCTCGGTCTTGATGCCGGTCTCCTTGGCGCGAGCGAGCACCTCGACGTACTTGCGCTTGACCGACTGGACCACGCCACGGATGAACCGCTGCGGGGTTCCGTTGACGTAGACCTCGACCAGCGGGGACGAGTTCTTCTCGGTGGACTCATGGACGATGACGTCCACAACTTCCTCGTTGAAGGCCAGTTCGGCAGCGTAGGCGCCCAGAGAGGGGCCGTCGACGATCTGGATCTGCTCGGCATCAGCGCGCAGAAGACCCGCGACGGAGCCCTCCATCGGGATGTCGAAGGGGCGGTCTTGGCCGATCTTCTCGGCGGCCGCATCGATCTTGGAATTGGGAATGCCACGGGGCATGGGGGATCTCCTGAAAATGGACGTAAAAAAACCACCCGAAGGTGGTTCTCATGGGGCGCTGACGGATCAGCTGGCGGTGGTGATGGTGGCCGCGTCGAAGGCGCTCACGAAGATGCGAGCGAACCAGTTCGTGCCATCGCACACCACATCGACACGGTCGCCGGCCACAGCCTTGGAGTCGACCAAGGTAATGGTGTCGCCACCGGAGGTCTCGATGTCGCCGTCAGCCGCAGCATTCAGGTCGGCCGAGTACACGGCACCCTTGATGATGTTGGCGCTGCCGCTCGTCACGATGGTGTAGCTGGCGGACGCAGGCGCACCAGACACGACGAACGAGAAGGCCAGACCCGGCGCCGGAAGAGGCAGGGTGGTGACGAACTCGGTCGTGCTGTTCAGGAACACGACCTTGCCGTTTTCGTCGGCAGTCAGCGTGTTGGTGGCAGTGCGGGTCTCGGCCACCGCGACGGGCACCGATACCAGATTGCCGGCCGCGTCGTAGGCTTTGACGATGGCGCCCTTGCCCAGCGTGAGCAGCTTCGTGATCGTGAGATCTTGGATTCTTTTCCAGAGTTGCATGATGAAGTCCTCGATTCGTTGTATGTAAGATTGGCCGGGGTTTTTCAGGCCCCGGCCATCAGGGTTGGCCTATCAGGCCATCGCCACGAAGTAGGCCGTGGTGCTGGCCTCGACCACCGCAAGGGTGGCGTTCTGGGCGATCCGGAAGCCGCGCGACGTCAAGGTGATGCCCTTGTTGCCGCCAGTGACTTCCAGCGAGCGGGTGCCGTTGGCAATCGTCTTGATGCACGACTCATCGGCCATGCCCCAGAAGTGCTCAGCAGCGATCCGGCTGGTCGCGTTCTCGAAACGGACGTAGGTCGGCTTGAAGCCGACGTCGATCTCGATGTAGTCAGCGGCCGTCAGGGCGGTGGCGCCCAGAACGATCTTGCCGTTGACGAGGTTGCCCGACGGCGAGTTTTCGCGGGTCAGGGTGTAGGTGGTGTTTTCAGCCATTTTGAAGTCCTCGGTTCGGTTGGAAATGTTCGATGAGACGGGGGCCGAAGCCCCCGTCATTCATCACAGGGACGGAGTGCCGACCCAGACCAGCGCGCCCCAGCCGTCGTTCAAGACCTTGGCGGTCTGGTAGAACTTCGAGCCGATGTAGCCGCGCTGACCCAGCGGGTCGTTCTTGTCCTTCTGGCCCGGGGGAATCCACGTCACATCCATGGAGTCCGCACCGCGCAGAGCCAGCTGGCCCCAGACGTTCTCGCCGACCACGATCATCGGGTAGATGTCGATCACGGACGCGGTCGCCTGCAGACCGGTGGAGCCCACGGCAGCGCCGCCACCCGCCGTCTGAGCCAGCTCAGGCGACAGGATGAAGCGGTAGTTCTCCACCGAGCCCAGCTCGAGTTCGTGGATGGGCTTGCGGTTCCCGTACTCGGCGACGTGCTTGAAGCCCGGCAGATCGCGGATCGCGGGCTCCATGTCGGTCGAGCCGAAGACGAGGTAGGCCGCTTCCACAGGGGCGGTGGCGAAGTTCGGGCTTGCGGCCAGAATCTGCGTCACCAGCTCGCTGTGGTTGATCCGCAGGGAGCGGGTCACCTTGCGCAGTAGGTTCAGGGACAGCGTGCCGTTGACGGTGCTCGGCGAGTTGCCGGTGCCGCCATAGAACACGTTGGTCATCGCCTTCAGGGCGCCGTAGCGCACCATCTCGCGGACCAGACCCATGCGCTCGCCGCACTGCTTCTTCATCTCCGCCGGCACATCGTCCTCGTAGAGGTCAACCGTTTTGTCGGTCACCGCATAGAGGCAACTGTACTGGTCGAGCGTCGCAGTCACGTCGACAGCGGTCAGCGTGTCGGCGGTCGGCGTCACGCCTTCTGCGGTCAGGTGGTCGGCAGCGAAGGTCGCCACGTTCGAAGACGTGATCCACTTGTTGTCGACGCCACCCAGCGGCAGCCAGCGGCGGAAGATGACGTTGTCACCTTGGTTTTTCGGCATCTGCTTCTGCGAGCCGGTGATCCCCAAGACCTCCTTGGGGATGGCGTGGGCGAGGATCTCGCCCTTCAGTTTGTTCACCCGTGCGGTTTGGGTGTTGAAGTTTTGGGTAGACATCTCTGTCTCCTTTCAAGTTGAGTTGCTAACGATTTCCTCGGGCCTGCCTGAAGCCTTGAACAAAGGCGTCATCGGCCGAGGGTGCCGGCGCGGACTGCGAGCCCCGGGGGGCAATCGCTGTCTCGAGGCGGCGCTGGTTGCTTTGCTTCTGCTGGACGGCCTTGCTTTTCCAGTCCTTGTGTTCGGCAATCTTTGCGGACAGGTACTCGGAGTCCCAACTCTCGTCGAAATCCTTGCGGTCCTGCTCGGTCAGGGTTGCCTTCCACGCCGTGAACTCCGGCGTTGCCACGACCTTTCGCCAATCAGGATGGGCGACGGTCAGGAGTTGCGCTTCGATCTTCTTGCTCTTGAGTTCAAGCTCTTCGCCTTTGCTCCTGAGCTGCTCGAACAGTTGCGTTGCTTGCCCGTTGTCCGCGACCGTCTCGCCTTGCAGCGCTTCGGTCAGGTCTTCCGAGATCAGCTTCGCCAGCTCCGGGAACTCAGCACCCAGCCGCTTGAACTTGTCGGCCATCAGCTTGATCTCCCGCTGTGGCGGGGCCGGCTGCGACTTCAAAGCGTCAATCTGCTGCTTGAGAGCGCCCATCGTTCCGAAGACCTTGGCCTCGCGACTTTGCAGCGCGGACACCTTGTCGATCAGCTCCTTGACCTGTTCCGGTGTGTAGGCCGGTTCAGGGGCTGGCTCAGGCGTGGCTTCAGGGGCCGGCTCTTCTGCACCTTGTGCGGTGTTGAAGCCCTGCTCGAATGCGGCGTCGTCGGATGCTTTCGTATCCGCTGGCGCAGCTTCCTGCTGCTCGACCTGTTCCGCCTGCTCAGCCGGGGCCGAGGCAGAGGGATCGATGGTGGTGGTCTCGGGGATCTGGTTTGTTTCCTCCGGTGGCATTGGGGTTCTCCAAAAAACAAAACCGCCACTCGGGCGGTCATCACGAACCAAGGCGCGCGAGCGTCCTAGTCCTCCTGCTCCTGATCCGGTCGCCCGAGGTCAAGAATCTCTTTCACCATTGCGATCCGTCCGCGCACGCGGGATGTCGCAATGGGGTCGAGGTCGCCGTCGTTCTGCTGTCGCAGTTGTCCGAGGCGCTCCTCCATGTGTGTTTGCAGCTTCAGCCACACGGCCGACTGCAGCTCTAGTGGCTCGAGCTTCAAGATGTCCGCATCCCGTAGCGAACAAGCCCGGGGTTGACGTTGGCAAAGCCCTGATGAAAGGCCGCTTGATCTTGGGTCGCCAGCAGGCTCTGCCCGAGCTGCCGAAACTGCGGCGACGACATGATCTGCTGGGGGTTCATGCCGCGCGCGCGAAGACCCTCGGCCAGCGCCGCCAACTCCGGGCGCATCTGACTCGGCTGGGCTTGCACCGTCGGCTGGAGCGGGCGAGTTGTGTTATCACGGATAGGCGCCGGGCTCACTGGTGTGCTGACCACCGGTCGAGGCAGCTGCACTTGCGGTGTAGGAGGAGCCATGCGCCCAACCATTGGGGTTGCGGGCTGGGGGAGGGCGCCTCCGATAGCCTTTCGTATGCCGTCGAAGCCGCCACGGAATGCGCTCTGGTCGGCTGCGGATGGCGCCGCCGGGCTGTTGGCTCGCACTTGGTTGTACTGTGGAAACATGTTGACCTTTCAGCGCTGGAAGCTCTGCCCAGCCGGAGCGGTGCCCGGCGGCTCAACAGGCGGCGTCGGCAGCTGGCTGGCCTTGGCGTTCAAGCCCACCAACTCCTTGGTCGCGTTGATCTCCATCGCCTTGCCAGCCAGATCGGCCTTGACCTTGTCGAGTGTGATCTTCTGGTTGTTGGCGTACTCGAGCATCGCCAGCTCACGCTTGAGCGCCAGTTCTTCCCTGCGGGCCTGATGGTCCATCTCGGTGCGCTGGTTCTCAGCCTGAACGTAGGCGGTGTCGCGGTCGTACTCGGAGAGCGCCTGTGTGTTGGCGATCTCGACCCGGGCCGCGATCTCCTTGTCTTTGGTCTGCGCCGCCAGCTCGGCCTTCTGCAACTCGGCCTGAGTGCGAATCTCGGCGGCCTCCACGACAGGGGCCTTGGGCGGGGGTTGCTGGGCCATCTGGGCCTTCTTGTCCTCGTCCATCAGGAACCGCTTCGGGTCCAGACGCTGGGCCTTCAGAGACTCGACAAACCACTTCTCGGGGTCCACCCCGAAGGCTGGGTTGGTCGCCAGAGCGCCCATCGCAAGGATGGCTTGGTTCTGGATGTCGCGCTCGACCAGAGCTGTGGAGCCACGGGCGTCGATCTGGAAGTCGCCCTTGATCGAGTCGTCGTCACCGTAGGTCATCAGCCAGTCGTAGTAGCGACGGATGTGGGGCTCGGTCACCTTGTCGTCGAACATGCGCGCGATCCGCCTCAACACCACCGAGGCGTTGTTGTTGATCATCTGCATGCCGCCCACGGTGTCCGGGGTCGACTGGCTGGCCTGACCCTGCATCAGCATGGGAAGGCCCGTGACATCCTCGGCCATCTTGAGCGCGAACTGGATGATCGCCTCCAGCTCCTTCTGCATGGTCGGGATGTTGACGATCATAAAGGCCTGCTGGACCGTGTTCACGTCGGCGCCTTCGTTGGCGTACCAGATCTTCCTCGGGGTCAGCTCCATCCCACCGGAGGCAGGGGTGATCGCGCCCTTTCGAATCACGATCTGTGGGCCAGCAGACAGACCGGCGTTGTCCATCATGTTGCGAACCCCGGCGGTCAGCATCCTCTGCGGGGTGTTGATCTGCATCGCCACACCGGAACCCCACGGCATCCCGGTCTTGCGGGTCCACGGCATCACATCGAACGGGAACTCTCCAGAATCCAGCGGGGTCAGGTTGGCCTTGATGACGATGTCGTTGACAATCGTCACCACACAGGGCACCGTGGTATCACCGGTCTCCGGCAGCTCCACCCCGGCGGCCTCGAGGTCTTCCCGGTCGGCGATCCCGTAGTAGTACCAGATGTCGAAGTTGTCGACATCGGAGACGGTGACCTTGCCGTAGTCAAAGCCCTTGACCCGGTTCTTGCCCTGCGGTCCCAGAGCCACAGCTTTGTCGATCTGGGAGTCGATGTAGCCCGGCATCCCCTTCAGGTCGCGAAGGGCCTTGGCGCTGATCGTGTCGGCCTCCCAACAGCCAGAGCCATCGTGAATGTCTTCCCCGCACCCGCCGTCCGGAAAGAACTTCCACGGGCTGATAGCCTTGCTCGCGGGCTTGATCTCGGAGGTCATCACGAACCCCATCAGGCCGCCCTCGACCGCTGTCTTGCGGCTGGTGCGCTTCACTGGGAACGGACCCTTCAGGATGCCTGTGCCCAGCCGGGCGCAGTCCTCGATCATCTTGCGGACCTCGGCGTGCCATTGGCACTCAATGTGCCAGTCCTCGATCTGCTTGGTCGCCCCCTCGGCTTTGACCTTGGCCTCGTCCTCGGCGTCCTTCATGGCCTGCGCCAGAGGGTTGAGCTGCGGTTGACCCGTCATGCCCGGTGGTTGACCGCCGGGCAAAGCTGGATCGACCGGGGGAGGCGCGGGCTGGCCCGGCTGCAGCGGAGGAAGCAGCTCCTGACCCGGGGCCATCGTCGGCTCTTGAGGCTGCTCCCGCTTCGGAATCTGCCCGACAGAGACAATCGGGGTCGTCTTCAGCGACCATGGGGTGTCGTCGGTCGGCAGCAACATGTCTCCAACTCGAGCAGCGGCAGCGTCGACGTATGGCCGGGTGATGTTCAGCAGCACCGTGGAGCGGGTCGAGCTTTTCACCGGCCCGTTGACGTATCCACCGTTCGGGCCACTGGGCTTGCCACGGACCAAGCTGTCACGGTTGGCGTCGTCGATCCCTTGATAGGCCTCCTCGGCCGCGCGCCACTCGTCCTCGATCCCGGAGTTGGTGCGGGCGGCAATGGCCTCCTCACGCTTCTTGATCAGCGACGAGCCGAACGCCTCAACGCGGGCGGCCAGCGCGTCACGGCGCGCGAGTTCCGCCTCACTCAGGCTTTCGTCGTCAAGGTCAATCTGAGGGTTCATCCGAAATCCTTTTATCTGCGCTGGCGCCGTCTTGCGGTCACCAGCCAGTCGCCATCATTGGCCGCTGCGAGATCAAGGGCGGCCGACATACCCGTGAGTGAGAACGCTCCAGAGTCACAGGACATCCGCCTGAAAACAACCCCGACCGCGACCGACCCAACCAAATCGAAAGAGCCGGCACCAACTGAAAGCAGCCTGCTCGCCACCAGAGACGTCTGAGCCCCGGTCAACAAGAAGGCCTCAGCACCGGCAACCATCACCCTGCTACGGACAAGGCCCGCCGACATGCCGGCAATGGCATATGAGCCCGCCAAGGCGGTCAGGTGCCGTGTCGCTGATACCGTCGCCGCAGCCCCCGTGACCGAGAACGATCCTGCCGCCGCAGTCAGGTGTCTTGCCGCCACCAGCGTCGCAGCAGACCCGGTCAGCGCAAAGCTTCCAGCTCCGGCATCCAGCGAGAGCCTACGAGCAAGGCCGGCGCTTGCACCGGTCAGAGTGAACGATGCCGACGAGGCAGTCAGCGCAAGATGTCTCGCCAAAGTGGCGCTGGCGCCCGTCAGGGAAAATGCGCCGGGGCTTGCGGTCAGGACCGTGACGGCTGCCGCGACATTCTGGTTGACAACCGGCCCGCCCGGGATCAGGCGCTGGCTTGTCGCGTCCTCATTGAGTAGCGGACCGCCCGGGATCAGGCGCTGGTAGCCCATTACGTCACCGTGATCAGTGGGTCAACATAGACCGTTGTTGACGCCTTAGCCAGCTTCACCACGGCATGAATAAATCCAGCCTCCTGCGGAGTGAACGTCACACCCAAAGAGCGCTTGTTTGGGTTCGCCATGCCAGTCGTCGTCCATGTCACACTAGACGATGTTTGATCGGCTGCCGTAGCCAGTACATTAGCTTTCGCGTCACTGATGAACGAGGCCAGAGGTACGCCGCTGGCGCCCAAGTACATCACCTCCAGCCACACTTCATCATCCTTCAGCGCCGTGGCTGAGTCGAAAAGTATTTCAATGGTGGCGGTGATCGCGCTGCCTGTGGTGCTGTTCCATTTGACGATTTCAGGCGAACCAAGAGTTGAAACCGGGTATTCTCCATTTGCGTTCGTGACCATTTTCAGGCTGTACGTCGTGGAGCCATCGCTTGCCCCGCCAGTCCTAACTAGCGTCGTTTCATCCTGAATCGTGCCAAATTGCGTTGCCTTCCTGTACCTGTAGTTCGTGTCTCCAGAGTCGCAATTAAACATTTCACAAATAGAAGAAACGCCCGGGGCAGACGAGTTCAGGACGCCGCTCCAGCTTGCCGGCATTTTGCAGTCTCTCAGCGTTATTTTTTGCACATCGCCACCAGAGCCAACCACATTCATCGACGACGACGCATTTGAAAAATCGAACCCGTTTATCCTGATGTTTTGATTATTGGCCGACCCAATAAATGCCGTCGGAGAGGTGCCGCCAGACAAAATACTGCCGCCGTTTATGGTTATCTCGCCGTTGGCCGTCGATGTAAGTGACTGCCCGGCAGCTCCAAACTTGAATCCGCAATTTGTCAAGACAATATTTGAAGTCCCACCAAATGTGACGCGGCTCGAGGTTGATGTATTGTTTAGCCAGAAAACACAACTTTCATATTCTCCGGGGTGCCCAATAGCGATGTTCGCGGCATTAGCTGCGCTGCCAGACTTAAATGTGATCCCGTATACATAGGTGAACTGGGCAATACCGTTCCCGATATTGATCGCGCTTGCACCAGTCGTAGAAACCACAGCCGTTGTCGCAAGCGCAGTTGGCGGAGCCGCGCCATCATTGCCGCAGAGAATTTTCCCCGGCGCCGCAACAGTGTTTGCGATGGCAATCGTTATAGCGGCCGCCGTGGTTTCGTTGTGGTTCTGCGAAACCCAAATGGTGTCTCCGGCCGTATCAATCGCAGCCACCCCAACAAGATCAAGCTTTGCCAGCGCCCATGTCGCCCCGCTGTCGGCGTTGTTGCCGTCTGTTGACCTGACGTAACGGGTCGCCACTACTCACCCCTCGCGTTCCGAACGGCTGCGTATTGATCATGCAGCGTGGTCATGCGCGCCTTCAGCGCTGCGTATTGCGTGGTCGTCAGGCTAAAAGCTGTTCGCACCTGAGTATCAGTGAAGTCCCCGGACTGAATGCGCTCGATCAGCCAGTACGCCATCTTTGCAGCGCGCTCAGCAGTCGCGACCCGGTACGCAGAGCGGAACCGAGCAGCAAGCTGTGCCGGGGTCTGGTGGACGAGGCTCAGAGCCATAACGCCTCAGCCTCTGCTGCCGCCAAGTCTTCGGACATTTGGGCGGCGCGTGCCGCCATGATCGCGCCATAGTCAACCACGCCAATCGGCCCGTACTCGACTCGATGGACCTCTCCGGCGCTGTCTGTGTGCAGCTCCACGACGTAGCAGCGCCCGTCAATTTGCGGGATGCCAACCTCATACGATGACGAGACAATCGCCATCAGGAAATTGTGAGGATGGCGCCCGGGTCAGTGCCCGAGAACTTCACATCGAAGCTCTCGGTGTCGGCCAGCGTGATCGAGGAACCGTAGTCCCACCAGCCCACCAGCGCGTCAAGCGGGGAGGTGGCGCTATCGTTGTAGAGTGCGGCATAGCGGAACGGACCCATCGCCCCACCAGACGCGGTGAAGGTGACCTTGGTGCCGCTGATGGTCATCGTGCCGGCAACTTCGGCCGAGGTGACCGTGGTTGCCGTGCCGCCCGTGGCGTAGCCGTTCGTGCCCGAGATCTGGGTAATGTCCGACAGGATGGTGTTCGTCGCCACCGGGGCAGAGTTCGTCAACACCACCTTGAAGGTGTGCGTGCCAAATTGATGCACGCCCTTGCCGAGCTGCTCGGCGAAGTCATTGAACTTGTTGAAGGCGGCCACGTTGAAACCTTACGCGAACTTCGCCTTGAGGGTGTCGATGGCGGTCTGCAGGCGGTCGCGGTCGGCCGCGAGAACCTGCTGCTCGGCGATCATCTCCTTGATCTCGGTCGCCAGCTGCGAGGCGCGCTCTTCGGCGGACTTGGCCTCAGCGTTGACCTTCTCCAGCTTGTTCTGCGCGGCAGCGAGGACAGCGGAGGACGACCGCTTGGCGCGCTCCTTGCCATCCTCGTAGATCTTCTCGACCGCAGCCTTGGCATCAGCCACCATCTTCTCGCAGCGACGCTTGGCCTCTGCCTCGGTGGCGGCTGCCGTGTTTTTCAAGGCGATCAGGTCGCCCTTCGCGGTCTCGATCTCGGCCAGAGCGGCATCGCGCGCAGCGGTGGCAGACTTCAGGGCCTTCTCGGCCTCCTTGGCCGCCTGATCGAAGGAGCCCACCTTGTCCAGCATCGCAGCCGCGATGACGTAGCCCTCGTTCAGCTTCGCGGCCCGACGGATCGCCTCAGCGGCTTCTTGGAATTGGTTCATGTCAACCTGCCTTTCGCATGCAAAGGGTCACCACAAGGTCGGTCGTGCCATCGCCTGCGGTGCAAAGGGGTCGCACATAGACCGGCAGCTCGATGGCCTGCTCGATCTTCTGGGCGGTGAAGGTCAGGGCGTTGCCCTGCGGGTCGGTCAGCGAGGCCCAGTTGGTGCCGTCGTTCGAGCCCTGCATGGTCACCGAGCCAGCAGCACCGAAGGTGCCTGTGACTTGGAAGCAGCGGTCGGCATAGTCGATCCACAGGGCCGGGGCGCCATCGTCGCCGTTGAGGATGCCAGACCAAGTGATCAGGCGTGCGTTGCCGGTCAGGCTGAAGTCGCTGACCGTTGCGTTGCGTGTTGCCATAGGGGGCTCCTTAGTATCCGACCTCTGCGTCGAATGGGGTGAAGTCGTTGACGACGGTCTCTTTGACGTCGTCCTCGTCGTTGGTCATCTGCTCAGCGCACAGGGCGATGTAGCGGTAGTTGTCTGCGCCGTGGCTGGCGTCGTCGTGGAGCGGGGCTCCGGGCTCATTGGTCGTGCTGCTGACCGCCCGGCGGTAGCGCTTGATCGACTCGACCAGATCGTTCGCTTTGGTCTTCTCGAAGACCGTCTGCGCCAGCGTCATGCGGGCAACCTTGATGCCGTTCTCGACGGTCTCCTTGGGCACAGGCCTGACCTTACCCTTGCCGAAGAACCCTTGAAGGATCTGTTCGGCGGTCTTGCCGGTCTTGTAGTCGGCGTGGTAGCCGTCGTGCGGCAGCCAGTGCTTGCCCAAGTTGTACTTGCGGTCCTTGATCTCGGCCGCGTAGTCGTCCAGCGTGCGGTGCGAGTCCTTGATGCAGTCGATCACGCGCAGGCTCGATAGGTGGCGCTGCACAAAGCTGATGAACATTGAGTCGTTCCAGCCGAGGTCGTAGACCACATGGACCTTGAGCTTCGGGTCGTAGGGCAGCATCGTGATCCGACCACTGCGAACCGCCGCCTCCATCTCCTTGGCGTAGATCGCGCCCACCACCGCTGAGCGGCACTTGCCCTCCCAGATCGTGTCGTAGTCGTCAGGGGCGAACCGCAAGCAGTTCTGGCGCTCCTGCTCGAGCACATCGTTGAACCACGGGTTGTCCCGCCAGTTCATCTCGACCGTGGTGCAGTTGTCCGGCTTGTTCACCACGAAGCGCTTAAAGGCCTCGTCGGTGTCCAGCTCCGGGTTGAAGGTCACCCAGATCTCGGAGTCCGTGCGCCTGATCGTGGGGGTCAGGATGTCCCAGCTCTTCTTGCTGACCGTGCCGGCCTCCTCGACCCAGCAGATGTCGGCGCCCTCGAACGACTTGATCGACTCGACCGTGTGCTGGGCCAGACCGCTGAAGCTGAAGGTCGTCCCGTTGATGCCACGGATCTCTGTGTCCAGCACCTCGTAGAACGCCCCCAGACCCATCGCGATGATCTGGTCGCTCAGGAGCTGGTGAACCGACTCCTTGATCGACTTCTGCACCTCGCGGCAGCAGATGATGCGCAGCTGGGACTGGCTGCCCAGCGTCAACAGCGCTCTGGCGACCCCCCAAGATTTCCCTGAGCCACGACCTCCGTGCAAAACCTTGTAACGGCTTGGCAGGAACAGGAACCGCTGCTTGGCCGCGAACGGCGTCCGGCGCTCCTCCGTCACTTCTGCCCGGGCTCCACGAAGACAACCTTCAGGCTGAAGTCGAGTGGGGAGCCGTCCGGGTTCGAGTGGACGTTCTCCACCTTGTCGCGCCACAGCTTGGGCTGGCGGTTCTTCAGCCAGAGCGTCGCGGCCCCCGTGTCAGGCGGGTAATGCTTGATGGTCGGGGTGATCACGATCTCGGACTGGCCTTGGCCGATGCTCAGCGTGCGGATGTCATCCTCTGGATGCGAGTAGCCCAGAGCCCGGTGATAGAGCGAATGGGCCACCTCGGCGTCCGCTTTCTCCCTCCCGCGTTTGACCGCACCCAAAAATTCCGGGATGTCTCTGATCCAGTTGTCAATGGTCGCGCCCGCAACCTCGAACAGTTGCGCCAGCTTTTCGTTGTTCGCTCCAAGCAGGCAGAACTTGAAAGCCAGCTCGGCGTACTCCTCCTTATAGGAGGTCGGCCTCCCCACGGGGCGCTTTGCCACCGGGGATGCCTTTGCCTTTGGCTTTGCTGCCTTCACAACCATGAGACCATCCTGCAACCGTAGTTCTGACCCTTCTTGTGGAAGGTGAACTTGCCCGTGACCGAACCCTTGTCCATCAGTGGAACCAGCGTGGAAAAGTCGGACACGAAAAACGAGACGAGTTTTCCATTGGACTGGCGGGTCAACTCAAAAGTCACCGAGGAACGCCCCGGCCGTACTCGCCAGTGAACACCAGCGTGTCCTCGAACTCGAAGTTGTCCGCAAATTCTGCGCGGTATCCCTCGTAGCTCAGCTGGTTCCCATCCTTGTCGAATGGGATCTTGTACTCTTTCGCCATCACGCGATCTCCTCGACCACTTGAGTGATGGGGCCCGTGGACTCGACCAGATTCCGGGCGCTGACAACAATCGTCTCGCCGCAGTCGAAGCAGCGAACAACCCTCGCGTCGCCGCGCTGGAACTCTCCGCCGTCCGCCGTGCGCCAGTCGGAGGCTCTCATTTCAGTCGTCTCATGCAGCGGGGCCTCTCCCGCATAACGAACGAGCACCGAGGAGCACCCGTCCTTCTTGTGCCTGAATGAGACAGAGTCGAACGCCATCAGAACCCGCCGTTCTTCCCGCGCACGTTCTTGAACCCGCCCACGAAGTCTGCCTCCCCCTCCATCATGGGCTTCTCGGCGGCCTCGCCGGCCGGGGCATCGAACATCCCCCGTGCAGCTTCCAGAGCCTCGTCGATGGTCTGGTATGTCTGCGTCGGCTCACCGGCCGCTGCATCAGCCTGAACCTCACCCGGGGCGCCCTCGGGCATCTCGGGGTACTCTTGGCCCTTGGCCGGCTCCAGCTCGACGCGGAAGGTGCCGTCATCCAGTTGGTGGATGCAAACAGTTTTCATTGGGATCTTTCGTGAATGTGTCCGCCTGCCCGCTTACGGCCCGGAGACGACCATGGCGGACGTGGGGCTGAGTAGCGCGTGACTGCATCGGAGACTGCGGCCCATTTGAACGGTGTGACCGCTTGCCGTGGGCGTGTAGTAGCCCGAAAAGGCAAAGCTCCGCCCTGAACAGGCGGGAGCTATCGTATTTAATGCCCGACCCGGGCCTTTATTGCTGCGCGGTTTATACCACATTGCATGACAGTCAACTAAGTTTTTTTCGCATTTCGCCGAACACGCGACTGGTCAGGCTGTCGATGTGGTCGGCCAGCATCCGGCCTGCCGGGATCATCTGGGGTTGCAGCACCCTCTCCAAAGGGGTGTTGCCGGTCCCGTGGCAGTGCTGGCAGTTCCGGGTGTCGTCCAGCACCGGGGTGTTCTCGATCACCGGGTGGCCTCGCCCTTCGCAGGGTAAGCACTTGGTATTCAGGAACCAGAACAGGGTCCGCCCGGCCACCGTTCGAGCCCCATGCCGGCCAAGATCCTGCATCCTGCGCTGGGTGATCTCATGGCGAAGCCACTCACCCAGCACGTCCCGGCACTCGCTGAAGCGGGCGGTGTCTCCCTCGAGCATGCGCCAGATCACCAGCGCCAGCATCCGGTCTGGACTTCCCTGCGAGGCCATGCCGGCGGCCATCATCACATCCGCAGATCCGACCTCCTTCCAGCTCAAGGTCAGGTCGGAGGTCTCTGCGGAGCGTGCGTAGCGCTCCTTGATAGTGGGGCGTTCGTTCATGCCCAATCACTCCACGCTCGATAGGCCAGCCTTGGGGTCGGCCCGGCTCCGGTCTTGTGTTTGGACTCGCACCACCACATCCCATTCCGAAAGAACAGGCGTGGCTTTATCAGGTGTACGGTGAATGTGAGAGGAACGGTCACTGCTTCGTCCCCGTCGGCAGCCCGATAGACAGCGCCTCCACCAGCGGCTGCAGCTCAGCCTTGATGAAGGCCTCGGTCATGGGGTGGCCGTCGTACTTCTGCTTGTAGTAGAGGTTGACCGCCTCGAACAGGCACAGGCGAACCCCGAGCCCGATCTCCTTCTTGTGTTGCTTGGCGATCACCACCAGCGACATCGCGGCGCCGATTGGGGCGGCTGTCTGCGGGTATTCGCCCATCACTTGGGAGTGGAATGGGTTCAGCACGACCTTCTCTCTGATGACCGGGGTCGAGTACCGGCCCTTGGACTTTTTGCTCATTTATCGAAGATCTCCCAGTCGGTCGACAGCATGTCGGTCTGGCTTGGAGCCCACGGCACACGGGAGCCGAGGGGGTAGTTATATCCCGGCGGGTACTCGATGTAGATGTACGGCCGATCCATATCACCGCCGGAGCGTACACGTACCTTCTGCAGGGCTATCTTCAACCCTTTGCCATTCCACCCCCGCCGGGTCGCCCGCTTGCCGTCCTTCAAGGCCTCGATGGCATCGCCGAAGTTGATGGCCGCAGGCGTTTTGGCATCACCGCCGACCACATCGAACAGCTCATTGAGCTGTGTCCGAGAGAATGGCACATAGAGCCCGTTGGTCGCTCCGGTCAGAATCCAGTCTCCCGGGCACACGGTGTAGCCTCCCGGGCCGAGGTCGATGAACCCATGTTCATGCATGTACTTGCCACAGATTGAGCAGATTGTGTTCCCGGGGATTTCCGGGTGGCGGAAGTAGCGCACCACGTCGCCCTCCCAGCCCTTTGCTTTGCACTCAGCCGCCGTGAACTCGCGCATGATTCCGCCCTCGAAGTCGGCGTGGACCTCGCTGTAGTCCTGCGGGTGATCCCCATTCTTGAACCACTGGTGCGCCTCGAACTCGCGCTCCTTGAGTATTACTTTCATGGTCTGCTCTCCGGTTGATATTGCCTGTAGGTCCGCCACAGGAACGGGTTGTTGTCCACGGTCCCATCTGGGGCCTTCTGGTCAGCAAGCTTGAAGTGGCGCGGGAAGTTCAGCGCCCCGGTCTCTTTCGTAGCATCCCTCATCAGGACGCCCTCCTCGCACAGCTTGGACAGGCAGTAGTTCACGGCGGTGCTGTACTTCCCGAACAGATCCATGCTGGCCTGACGGACGTTGCGGGTCTGGCCGTCCTGCATCAGCTCCAGAACCATCGCCTTGGTCTTGTCGGTGGCCCCGCTCACTTGGCCTCCCAGTGGATGCAGCCGAACTTCGGGCCGACGTGGAACCCGGACGGCTCTCCATAGGCGCCCCAAGTCCCGAGGCCGTCTTCAGGGGCGTCGTCTTCAGCGGTCTTGTCGAGCTTGTCGCAATCACCATTGAACACAGCGCTTTTGTACATCGACCTCGCCGGTTTGTAGTGCTTGCACCCGTCACAGGTATTCATCGCGCCACCTCGAACCAGCTCGGGTTGGAGTCGGCCACCAGCTTCATTGGGAGCTTCTCTTCCTTGTAGACCTTGTCGCCGACAACGAAGTCACCGAAAAAGACCACCATCTCGCGGTCCTTGGGGTCGCCCCGATCGGATCTCCCGCCCACCCCGATCCAGCCGTCGATCTCCCCCGGGCCGATCTCCTTCGAGAAGACCCCATCTGGGGTCGCGAAGATCACCCGGGCCTGAATCCCAATGGCGGCGTAGTCGCGCAGGGCCTGCACCTTGGCGAGCGACACAAACATCTGCGGGTAGTGCTTGTTGCGCTTCTTCACCTCGCAGACCATGCGGACGTGGCCGTTCTTGAGGAGGGCGAAGTCGGCGGGTCCGTACTTCTCGAGCTTTTCCACGGTGAACCCGCCGGGGGCGGCGAGAACATCCATGACGGCGCGCTCGACAGACATGTCGGCGGGGGTCTCGTAAGTTTTGCGCATGACGGAATTCTATCGCGCATCCGGGCTACTGTCTACCCCTATGGCATACACGCACGCAAAAAAATCGCGCGCCGAGTTCCCGTAGGGATCTCCAACACGCGCAGGTAATTCCCCGAAGGGGTATTCAGCGACCCTTGGGCCAGACCGCCGCCACCACGATCATCGCCGGCACCCCGACCATCACGATCATCGCGGCCCAGACCGGCCAGAGCCACGCCACCGCGACCATACCCAGCATGCCCACCGCCCACGGGAGCGAGGCGCGACTAGACAGAGATTCCGCGAGCAGGCCCACGCCGAGCACGCCACACACCACGGTGATGAGCCAGACCAGCCACTGGAGCTGGGTCACTCCATCGATGGGGTCGCCCACATCCTCGAGCCCCCATAGCTCACGCACACCCGCACGCGCAGACAGGCACACGAATAGCGCGATAGCGGGCAGGTAACGCATCCCGCGAGCATACGCGCGCACGACACGCTTGTGAAGCTTCGCCCGTCATGGCGCACACGAAACATGTGATCACATCATGCGCAGATGTGATGCGCACGCCAATCGCGAGGATCGGCCGAATAACCCAGCGATTTGGTCGGATTACGTTCTCACTCGAGAAACGCAGCACTTGACCCGGCACTTGACTGGTCAACCGAATGGGTATACAGTTCATCCCATCGATACCGCATCGCCGGGTCGACAGGCAGCCAACAAGCCGAACCGCAGGTAGCAGCGGAAAACAAACGAGCTACGGCCCCCGGCCCCCACATCACAACTGGGATAGGCGGCATGACAAGCAGCTACGTCGGCTGGAAGAGACGGACATCCAAGCAGGGACGGTGGACACACCGGGTAGATCTGCAGCAGGGCTAGGCGTTGTGTGACGTCGAAGCATCACGCCCTGCAAAGCACCCCGCAAGGGATGCCAGAGCGCCTTACCAAGCAACCCGAAAGGGCCTGAGTGAGCATGGGTTAGGAGCCCAAGTAGGACGCTCTGCCATCACCACAGGAGCAACCATGTCAGCAGTCGTCCAACTCTCCCCCCGCCGTCTCGCCAATTCCGTTGACCGCCTCGGCGCACTCAATGCACAGATCAGCGCACTGAACAAGCAGGCCGACGCCATCAAGGCCGAGATCAAGTCGGCCGGCGACGGCGTCATCGAGGGCCGCAGCTACCGGGCCACCGTGTCCACCACGCTTGTGGTGCGCCTCGACCCGGCCAAGGCCCGTGCGGTTCTGCCGGCAAACCTGCTGGCGGCCATCGAGTCCGTCGGCGAAGTCACCCGCCTCAACCTGTCAGACCTCTAAGGAGCGCATCGTGAAACTCACCCTGAACATCGGCCTCAACATCGGGGCCACCACCGCGATCACCTCCACGGTCGCCAAGCAGATCCTGATCGCCAACGGGTTCGTCCTTGGCCGCGAGACGCTGGTGGCGTCTGACACGGAGCCGGCGCTCGTCGTCGAGGCGTACCCATCCGCCCTGCACAACGAGCCCGTCGGCAACCGGCTGTACCAGTCTGCGCTGGATCTGCAGCAGGACTGCATCGCCGTCTGGAACCCAGCGGCAGGCAAGGGCGCCCTGATCGGCCCCGGCGCTGCCAAGTGGGGCGCATTCAACCCCGCCTTCTTCTTCGACCTCGAAGGCCGGCGCCTGTCCGAGGTCGTCACCCAGTAACCACAGGAGCACGCCATGAAACTCGGATCACAGACCGGCTCGCTGGTCAACAACATCCACAGCCGCGCCACCATCGGCCAGCCCCGCCCCAAGGTGGGCATGGGCGCCACCATCCTGAGCTGGACCGACCGCCACGCAGCGACCATCACCAAGGTGTCTGAATACTGCGGCAAGGTCTGGCTGTACGAGATCGAGGTTGTCCGCGACAACGCCAAGGTCGTCAGCGGAAGCGGGCACGACGGCAGCGCAGTCTACGAGTTCACACCCGGCGACGGCAGCCCCCACCTGTTCGCCTTCTCGAAGAAAACGCAGAGATGGGAGCCCGTCATCCGCAACCCTGACACCGGCAAGCTGAACAAGCAGCGCGGCCTCGGTCTGCTCATCGGCGAGCGTGACCACTACCGCGACCCATCGTTTTAGCCCAAGGAGCCACCATGCTAAACAAGAAACCCGACACCGACCATCCCAAGATCTGGATCGAGCTTGAGCGCACTCCGAGCGCTGAGTTCAACCAGCGTCAGGCTGAGCTGGCGAACAAGATGCTCAAGCGCCTGTCTGAGCCCGGCGACCCAACCAACAGGGGCTTCAACTGGTCGAAACACGAAGGACGCTACACATACGGCGGCCCTATGGGCTACCGCGTCCTGACCGACGACGGCGAGTGGTTCAACCTCGAATACTTCGGCCGCGACTAGAGTCCCGGAGCCCCAAGTGAAGCGCCCTCGGTTGAGGGCGTTTTGCTTTGTGTTTCAACCCAAGGAGATCCTCATGTCCCATGTATACCAAGGCCACCTTCCCGACGGCTCCAGCATCCAGCGTCACAGCGCCGGGGGCTTGTACCCCTACGTCATCTTCGCCAAGCAGCAGGGCGATGCGCTGCGCTGGGGCTACATGAGCCCGGACGGGGTCGACCACCTCGTCTCCGACAGCTACGACGGCGCCTGCGAATCGGCTCTGGCCCACAAGGAAGCCGCTGACCGCGAGCGTCAGTTCAAGGCGGCCCGCGACTACCTGCTGAATGCGACCGGGATCTCGAAGACCCCGCGTGTCGTCGAGGCCCGCAGCCGCCACGACATCGCTGCGCTGGTCACCCTGCGCAAGATGCTCGAAGAGGGCGCTGCCGCCGTCAGGATGACGTTCGCCAGTGGCGACCCCGCCATCGTATTCACCCCCGCAGATCTGCCCGGCGTCCGCTGGAAGGTCATCTGCAACATGTAGGAGACGGCCATGTCCGACTTTGAACTCACCCCGCCACCGGGCCGCGTGAGCGAGCCGCCACCATCGCGCCGCCCCGCTGCAGATCTCCCGGCCGAGCCCCGCGCTGCGGCATGGGCCTGCCGTGGCTACATGGTCCCGCATGGCTTCCGTGCCGGCCGTATGTGGTTTGTTTGCAGCGCCTGCCGCTGGCGCTCTACCCCGTTCTGATTCACCAAGGAGGACACCATGTGCTACCGCGTCAAACTTCTCGCAGGAAGCAACGAGTCCGTCGCCGATGGCGACACCGAAGAGCAGGCCATCAAGCGCGCCCTACTCGACAGCATCTCGGTGCGCTCGACAGCCGAGGGCAACCCGTTTGAGGTGGCGCTCGTCATGTTTAACGTGTACGGGGCCAGCCAGTACGTTGCCTACGCCACAACGCTTGGCAAGTACCGCATCGACACCAACTAAGTCGCCAAGGAGAACACCATGAAAGTCAAAGTCAGCGAAGCCACGAACATCCAGCTTGACTGGATGGTGGCGAAAGCAAAAGGGTACACAGCGAATCTGGCGTACAAGAAGGTCTTTATCGAAACCCCCGGCATAGACTCCGACGAGTTTTACGGGTGGACATCTTTTGCGCCAACCACCTACTGGTCCCAAGGCGGGCCGATCATCGAGCAGAAGTGCATCGCATTGCGCTCCCACTATCACGACGAGACGCCGTGGTCAGCGGAGCCGTCTTTTAGCACCGTTTTGCTAAAGGTTTCGGCTTTCAGCACAGGCCCCACTCCGCTGGTCGCAGCCATGCGCTGCTATGTGGTGTCGGAGCTGGGCAAGGAAGTGGAGGTGCCCGACGAACTAGCCTGACACCATCCCCGAGAGACCTTTATCATCTGATTTTTTGGAGATTTCACATGCACTGCATCACCACCCTTGCCCGCCTCGAGAAGCAACGCGAGGACGCCACCAAGGCGCTCATCCCGCTCACCAAGGCCCAGCGCGAGAAGATCGACGCCGACGCCACCGCACAGACCCAGCGTGTCTGGGATGAGCACAAGGCGGCCAAGGCCATCAGCGAGGCGCGCGCTGCGGAACTGACGCCCTGACCCTACCGTGATGCGCCGTGACAGGGCGCATTGCAGTGGCGCCAGCCCGGACATTACCCTCCGAGCAGACCACAGCTGGACGCCCCTCCAGCGATAAAGAATGGGGCCGCATTACCCGTAGCGAGAAGCGTAGGGGCTGCGTGGCTGCGTCAACGCCACGGCTGGGCAGGTTGGGTCTGCCCGGCGAGACATCTGATCGTCGCGACCCATAGCGAGCCGGAACCGTAACCGGCGCCAATCACCCGCCACGGCGGGTTTTTTTACGCCTGAAGGAGATCACCATGAGAGCCGACCAATACATCAGCATGGAGCACCACGTCACCCGTGCCCACCGGGCGCTTGGGAACCTTTGCGAGGCCGAGCTGCGCAGCCACCTGAACGCCGCCGACTCGATCCTCGCCGAAGTGCGCCACTACGCCGTGGCTGTCGCCGACATCTGCACCACCGTGAAGGACGGTAGGGAGCAGGCTGACTTGATTCAGGAAGCCCAAGCGCGCCTCCTGCACTTCCTTTCGCCGACCGGGGAGTAGCCGCCATGAGAGTCCACAACCGCACCGGCCGCCGCGAGGAGGCCTTCCGCGCTGTCTGGATGGGCGACTACGAGGACCGCCTCGTTGAGCTGGACCCGTCCCAGCGCGGCAAGGTCGACTGGGACACGGCCAAGCACTACTACTTCAAAGGCCTCGGCGCCAAAGAAGCAGCAGAACGCCACATCAGCCCGGAGGCGCCATGAGAGCACCCATCGACGTCCACATCTGCGGCATCCCCTGTCAGGTCCGTGTCACGCACTACCTGCGGCAGCGCCCAGACTCCCGGGCTGACAACCCGGACGACTACTACGGCTACGTCGAACTCGAGTACGACGTGCTGGACAGACGAGGCCGCCCGGCCCCGTGGCTCGAACGCAAGCTTGACCAGCGCGAGATCGAGCGACTCGAGGAAGAGATCATCAACCATCAGGAGAACTGAAATGAAAGTCACACTCACCGGCTACGTCATCGCCGAGCAGAACTCTTGGGACACCGAGCCCAAGCTCCACATTTGGCCCTTCAACATCGCCGGCCCCCAGAGCCCAGAGCGGGTGTTCATCACCCAGCAGGACTTCGAGGTCGAGATCCCCGACGACTTCGACATCCGCGTCGGTCTCGTCGAGAACCTTCGCAAGAAGAAGGAGAAGGCGATGGCCGACTTCCAAGCGATGGTCACCGAGATCGACCGCCAGATCGCCCAGCACCTCGCGATCTCGAACGATGTGGTGGAAGCATGAGCGCGATCAACACAGGCGAACTAGCGTTCCCACACGGTTACCCAACGCACGGCGGCGAGCCCGGGATGACCCTGCGCGACCACTTCGCAGGGCTGGCAATGCCAATGGCGATGGCCCGGCTCAAGGAAAACTACGACAAGGAGCTTGGCAGCAGCTGGTATTGGGACAACGAAGACTGGGACATGATTGCGGAAATCGCCTACGAGATGGCAGACGAAATGCTGAAAGCGAGGGCGCCATGAACACCCGCATGCTGACCCGCGCCCGGTTGATGTTCGACCGCCCCGACGTCCCCCGCCACATCGTCCGCCACAACTGCCGGGCATGGGCTCGGGCAGTGCGCAAGCTCGGCCCCAAGTGGGTGCTGGCGCAGCCACTCGACTTCAGAAAGGAAAAATAATGTTCGACCCCAAACTCCTCGCCAACGTCGAGGCCCAGTTCAAATGCGACTTCAACGGATACCACGGTATCGGGCACTGGGCCTGTGTCTACATGAACGCCAAGAACATTATGCGCAGCATGAAGGACGCCGGCCTGACGCCTGACGAGCACGTCGTGAGCCTGTTCGCCTTGCTGCACGACGCCGCCCGCATCGACGAGGGCGAAGACCCGGCGCACGGCCTGCGCAGCGCCAATCTGGCGTCGATGCTCCGCAGGAAGAAACTCTTCACGGTCACGCAGGACCAGATGGACAAGCTGTTCTGGGCCATCCGCTACCACCCGGAAGGCATGACCAGCGAAGACCCCACCGTGGCGGCCTGCTGGGACGCCGACCGTCTGGACTTGTTCCGGGTCGGCATCACCCCGCAGGCCCGCTACTTCAGCGCGCCGCCGCACTCATGCAGCAACGGGATGGTGCTCGGCGGCGCCAAGATCAACTCCGTGATGCTGATCGACGCCATCCGCGACCACAGGGAGTCAGCATGACAAAGCATGAACTGACCGCCAAGATGGCGCTCTGCGGAACGCGAACGTCCCACCACATCCGTGAGGCGCTCGCCGACATCTACATCCGTGGAAAGACGTGGCGCGAGGCCGCACAGCGCAACCGGGTCACCGAGAGCGGCATCCTGCGTGCCATTCGCCGGATCGGCTTGCGGTGACGTCATGCGCCTTGCTGTATTGTCATGCGGTAGGTATACTGAAACCCAGCGGCCCGGCTTCGGACTGCATAGATCGAGGAAAACATGCCACGCATCCGCACCATCAAGCCTGAGTTCCCGCAAAGCGAGAGCATGGGTAAGGTCAGCCGCGACGCTCGCCTGACATTCATCCTTCTGTGGACCCTCGCCGACGATTCGGGGAGGCTTCGCGGAAATTCGCGAATGCTCGCGAGCCTTCTTTACCCCTACGACGACGACGCCCGCCGCTCCATCGACCGCTGGCTCGACGAGCTGGTGACTGTAGGGTCGATCATCCGCTACGAAATCGATGGTGATTCCTTCATCGCCATCGCTAAGTGGTTGTCGCACCAGAAGATTGACAAGCCGAGCAAGTCTCGGATTCCACCCCCCATCGAGGGTTCGGATGATCCTCGCGAGCATTCGCCGAATCCTCGCGAGGATTCGCTGTTGGATCAAGGGTCTAAGGATCAAGGATCTAAGGATCAAGGAAGGGAGCCGCGAGTCAAGCTCGCGAAGCCTGACGGCGTTTCAGATCGTGTCTGGCAGGACTTCCTTGCACACCGCAAAGCCAAGAAAGCCCCGGTCACCGAGACCGCCATCGCAGGCATCCAACGCGAGGCCGTGAAGGCCGGCTGGACGATGGAGGGCGCCCTCACCGAGATCGTCTCCCGTGGCTGGCAGGGGTTCAAGGCAGACTGGGTTGCCGAGGGTCAGCAGCAGGGCTTCGGCCGCACCGTGGCCCCGGCCGCCCACGACCCCGAGTCACGCTCCGCCATTGAGGCGCGCGGCGTCGAGATGGGACTCGGGAAATGGGACGAGCGCGAGCACTGGCACGCCTACAAGGCCCGGGTCGTCGGCAAGCAGGCCCCTGCGGTTCACCCGTCGATTGCCAGCATGGTCGTGAAGGGGTTGGCGCAATGACCGGATGCGAAGGACAAATGTGCCTGCGCCGGTCTGAGTGCCAGCGCTACCTGCTGCGCGACCAGTGCGAGCTGGTCTCTCGGGTGATGTGCAGGCTCCCGCAGACGCCGTGGTTCGTCAAGGCGGTGCTGGCATGAGGGAGCACATGAACTTCGAGGAGCTGCAGGCCTCGAGCATCCTCGACTACGTCCGGGCCGGCGGCGATGTGCCGCAATCGGTCGTGGCGTGGGCGCTGTGGACGCTCGGGGATCTGGTGGGGGTGCGCCCATGAAATGCCCACAGTGCGGCGCATGGACCCATCTACTCGACTCGAGACCGAGGGCCGGCAACACCAGACGCAGGCGCTACGAGTGCGCCAACCTACACCGCTTCAGCACCCTCGAGTCGGTCGAGATCCTGAAGCGCGGGACCAACCTCAACAGGAGAAAACATGAGCAAGCGACAAGAGCTGACCGATCAAATCGCGGCCATTGACATTCGGCTCGCAGAGCTGGATCTGATCATCGCCGAGCGCCGGGTTGAATTTCATGCTACCGGGATCAAGACCCCGCTGGACGAGCGCGCAAAGACCGACGCCGAGATCGCCCGGCTGCGCCTCGAGCGCCACCGTCTGCAAGGGAGATACAGGCAGGTTGACCGCGAAGTCAAGGCCGAGCGCCGAAACCACATCAACACCATGTTGCGCCGCGTGCTTGAAGAGGAAGGCCTCGGCCACCTTATCGTCCGCGCCGAGCAGATGGCAATGCAACACCAAGGAGTGACACCATGACAACAAAAGACTACCCGCCGCCGCCGAAGCCAGAAGGGAAAATTGAATTTCCTGCCCGTCCTTATGAACTTGCTTGGGTGTCGTCCCAAGACGCTTACAGTGAAAGCCAGATGCGCGCATACGTCGATGCAGACCGGGCGCTGCGTGAACAGGCGCAGCCGATCCTTTGGGCAAGTTACTACGGCGACCGCCTTGGCAACGTCTACAAGACCCCCGAATTGGCCGCTGAGTACCGGGCATACAACGGGCTTGAAATGCCAAGAGTTGTGCCACTGTACGCCGCCCCACAGGCGCAGCCAGAGCGCAAGCCGATGACGGCGCTGGATCGTGACGCGCTGCTTTCAGTGATCCGAGTTGCCGATGGTGACGCCGCCGTGATGATCAGCGAAGGCAAAGCCGGTGGACAGCTTGCTGAGGGCAATCGAATCATGCGCGGCATTGAGATTATCAGGAACTTCCTCAAGGAGCCAGCACCATGAACAAAGACTACCCGCCGCTGCCGACGCCAGCAGTCAGTTACGGCCAGACTGAGTATCACCGCGCATACACCGCCGACCAGATGCGCGCCTATGTCGATGCAGACCGGGCGCTGCGTGAGCCGGATGCCGCACTGGAGCAAGCCCTTGAAGCGACTCAGAAGATACGAGATTTCGGGGTGGCTATTGGTGAAGACGGATACGCGACCGCAGGCGCAAACCTAGTTCGTGAAGCACTTGCAATTGAACGCGCACTGCTCTCAGCCGCTCCAGCACCCGTGCAGCCAGAGCGCAAGCCGATGACAGAAGACGAGATACACAGAATACATCTGACCGGGTTTGGCTGGAGAAGCAAAATCGCCCTTGTCCGCGCAATCGAAGTCTTCCACGGCATCACAGGAGAATCGAAATGACCCGCGAACTTTTGCAGCAGGCGCTTGAAGCGCTGGAATGCTGCTACTCCGAAAAGTATGATGGGGCGAAGTATCACGGAGCGAAGGCGGCAATCCGCGCCCACCTTGCCCAGCCAGTCCAGCCGCAGGGTGGGCCAGCACCCATGAGCGAGGCGGAAATCCAAGATTTGCGCGACCGGGCTATCGAGATGCTTGAGCAGTCGTTCCCATCCACGAAGCCAGATCGCAATCCGACGCTGATCTGCAATACCTGCGGCGCGGACCGGCTGGTGTCGGACTGCAAGGGTGAAAGGATGAAATGCCCTGTTGCTGGGATTGCCAGCGGCGCGCCAGAGCGCAAGCCGATGACGGATGAGCAGGTTTCGAGAATCGTGAAAGAAGCGGCAAGCGGCGCAGCTATCCGGCGTGACGGAACAACATCACAGCGCATCGTCCGCGCAGTCGAAGCCTTCCACGGCATAAAGGGGAAGCCATGACCAAAGAAACGACACGCGAATACTTCAAGGGCTGGGTTTGGGGTCTTATGGCTGGCGCGGTCCTTGGATCAGTCTGCATCATGTTCGTGATCGCCAGTTCTACGGGGTGCTTCAAATGACCAGAGAGCTTTTGCAGCAGGCGCTTGATGCGCTGGATAAATGCCGAGACTGGCCGGGTGCTTATGACGCCTGCAACAACGCGGTCGAGGCTCTCCGCGCACACCTTGCCCAGCCGCAAGGTGAGCCAGTGGCGTGGGAGTGCAAAGCAGGCGGCTTGAAAAAGCTGACGCAGACGCAGTACGACGCGCAGCCGGACAAGATTAAGACGCACTACACGCCAATCCACCCTGCCCACACAGAGGAACAGGTTCGCCTGATCCTTGACGCATTCGACAACATCGAGCTTCGCAAGCCGCTTGCAAATGAAGTGCGCCGAATATTGGGAGTGCCAGCACCATGACCGACAGAGAAGCGTTTGAAGCGTGGTCTACCGAGTGGATTGAGCAAGATTGCCCAAGCATCAAGACCGATCTGCTTGAGCGCAAAGGCGACACCTACGCTAACGCGATGCAGCGTGTTAAGTGGAAGACATGGCAAGCCGCCCTCGCCACCGCGCCAGCATGGCACCCAGCGCCGACAGTGCCGGGGACTTGGATTCTGTCACTCGATAGCGGGATGGAAGTGCAGGAAAACATCACGCAGCATGAGATTGATATTGAGGCTACGT